ACTTGATAATTATACGTATCTAACAATGCAGAGATACGAGATACTATTTTTTGCCTGCGCAGTTGAGTGTTTTGTTCATCAATAGCATCATCCAAAATAGATTGAATCCCAAACAGTATGCTCTAGTTGGTTTTGTGGTGTAATTAAAATAATCATATTTCATTTCTCCTTTTCAAATCTCATCACCTATTTTCTGTATCTTCTACTTTCCAAATAGTTTTAATGACATATTTTTCTAAACTCGTATATAATTTGTCTTTATCTTCATTAAACTCTATTACTAGCCCGTTTCTATCGTAACAATCGTAACGTGATTCGTAAACATATAAAAAATGTTCTATTTTTACACCATTAAGCACATGAAAATATAAGTCTTTTATACCATTATTCATTTATTCTCCCTATATCATCTATAGTAGTAATTCATCAATTTTGTTTCATACTTAACCTTTTAATTTTTCTAATTATTTGGTAATACTGTTTTTCGTTTAGTTTATTCATCATTTTCAAGTTGCATATACAATCAACCAAGATATTTTGTTGTCGCTTTGTTAAGTCATCAAATACACTTTCAACCATGTCTTTGTTTTTATCGTAAAAGTCTCTAATTGCTTGCTTCCATTTCCTATTTACAACTTTTTCGACAGTGATCAATACTCTTTTCTCTTTGCATCTGCGCTTTTTCGGCATCATCATCAACTTGCGTAATTTTTTAACTACCCCACCATATCTACCTGCATTAGCACCATATACCTTATTACCGTATAGCAATTTATGAACACTAGTTTGATGACAACCAAGTTTTTCTGCTATCTGCACTTGTGTTAGTCCTTTTAGATGCAGCTCTAAGACTTCTCTTTGTTTATCTGTCAGCTTTTTTATTGCTTCACGTAGTGCGGGCTTATACCCGTCATATGTATCTACTACATCGTTATACATATCAAATGCTGGCGTTATACTACCTTGTTCCATCCAGTCTGAAGCTGGGATTTCCATGTACCATATCTTTTCATGATATTCATACTCGCTATATGTATCTTTCATGTCTTACCTTTATTTTTCTATGATCCTCATTTTTCTTTAATTATAACAAGTACATCTTCATCTTTAACTTCACTAAAAAAATTGTAGATTTCTAGCTTATTAGAAGCTTTTAACAATGCGTAATATAACCTTGCCCATATCATTTCATTTCTCCTTTTAACCCGGCTAGTTGTTCAATAAGCAAGTTTTCATATATACCTTTCTCTGGTTCGCTTTTCATATTCTTTAAATAATTCAAAAACTGTTGCTTATTTAATTTCAGCATATCCCTTTTAACTTCTTTAAGTATCTCTTTATAACTCAAACCCCTATGTTCCCAGTCATCGCAACCGCTACATGATCCGTATGTCCATTCGTACATAATATAGTGCCCATTTTTCCGTGCATAAACTTTAGCATAGCCGTGGTAGTAATCAGCTACACTATCCTCACCCAATATTTCAGCATCTTCGAATATCTCTGCTATAATATCACCGTACCTACATTCTGCTGCAATCGTTTCTTCGTATTTCATTTGTTCTCTCCTTTTTAACTAACTAAAGCTGCATATCAAGGTTGGAATTTTTTCTCTATATATCTCTGTCGTGCCTATATATCCATCAATGCTTATATGTTGCGGTTGTTGAGACGCGAAATATAAAGCATCATATACTATCTGTTCTAGGCTGCTTCTTCTACGCCTACGTTTAGAAAAAACACTCATCTTATCCTTTTAACCCGGCTAGCTTTTTTATCATATGATCTTTGTATAACAAAAAAATTTTATTTTGTCCATATCCAGGTGAGAATCCACAGTGCCCGCATTTAATTATTCTTAACACACTAAACGGAACTTTTGTTTCAACAAAAAACAAAAACCGGCTTTCGCATCTGGGGCAAAAACGATTAAATGTGCAAAAATCGTCGTCTAATAGGATGTCATCAATATCATTCATTTGTTGCCTATGTTATCCATGCTTTCAGAATAAAAATGTTTTCCGTTTCTATACTCTTCAACCCAGTTCAATTTACCATTTCCGTAGTATCTTAAAATAAAATTACTGGGATCATTTTTATCACGAAACTCTATTGTGTGTACTTCTTCAACTCCACAAAGTGAAATTTTTATACTCTGCCAACCCAAACCCAAGCATATAAAAAGCTTTCTTTGCATCTAAAAGCCCGGGATCTATATCGTTATGTTGTTCACTTATTTTTTCAAGTAATATCTTTAATATCTTATTCTCATCATTTAGGCTTAATAAGTTCATCGCTTTGATATAACCCATTATTTTAGAAATTTCTTGTAAATAATCTTCTTTTTTCATTTGTTATTCTCCTTTTAATATCCTTTTCAAAACTTTTTTTGCACATCGTTCACTTCTAACTTTTGCAGCCTCTTTCATGCTATCATATAGTTCGGCATCAGACAAAATCAGCCTATTTCCCTCCATAAACATATCTCCACTTAAATTCTTGTATATATTAACTTCTGTTCCGTCGGGTGCTTGTGCATAAACATACTCTTCTCTTCCACTTTCTGTTTCTCTTAATTCTGCACTATCTCTTAATATCTCAAAAATCTTAATCCTTTCTTCATCTTTTTTCATTTGTTATTCTCCTTTTATATAATGACTTCAGAACCAATCTTTGCTTTGCGAATATCTTCCATCGCTGAAAACATTGCATCTATTAGTGTTTCACCTTCTCTATCAAACTCTATCTCGTATATCCCGTTTGATACACCAAAAGTAGCGTCAGTACAACCTGCTTCATATAGCAAATTGGCTGCTGTTTCGTCATCAACTGTTGGTTTCGTTATTTTTAATCTAAAATTATATGTTTTCATTTTTCATTTCTCCTTTTAACTTACAATCCTACTATACATTATTTAATTGATAGATTTTGGCTTTTTCGCACCAAATTAAGTTATTTCAACACGTCATCAAATATTCCGACAATACATTTTGCATCGCTTTTCTTGACAACTATACTGTCATGCACTGTATAATGAGGCACAAATAGATCCATGCACTTGCCAAAAATGTAGTCACTTTCTGCTTTTTGCACTTCTTTTGCTAATGCTCTTACCCCTTTTTTGTATCCACCATGCTTTTTCTTGTAGTTTACAATCCAAGCGTATATTTCGCTGTAAATCGATTTAAAACAGCGTTGGGCATGATATGTAGACTTCTTTATGTTTTTGCAGCTACGAGCTGATTTTGACGTTGTAACGCCATAAAAAACACGAAACACTAATCGCTTTGCTTCATCTCTGCTAATTTCTGTACCATACAACTTTTTCCACTGAGTCATATATTGTTCATAAAAAAGTCCAGCAGACAACACTGTTTTCATTTTTTTCATCTGAAATCTGAAACGGGACACATTATACATATCTATATTATTATCATACATACACCTACATTCATTCATACTATTATGTATTATATTATGTAAGAATATTGGTTGACTATTGGGTATATCTTCCTCATGTGTGTGTTCATTATCTATAAGTATACACTGTTTTCTTATTTCTTTTTTTAATCCAGTTAAGTTGGTGTATTCGCGCCCCGCATCATCCTTCTTTAGTCTGAATGCTTTTCTTTGTATATTGTGTATCTCTACTATAGTTTTGTTTCTGCCTATCTCGCTTTTGAATTCTACATTGTTTATACATTTTTCAACATTTTCTACAGTGCTTATATGTGCAGTCAGTATTTTTTTACGTTCGCGGCTAGATAGTGGTAGATTAACATACCAATCCATCTTGTTGATGTTATTGATCAACTGTTGGTTTTTAATAGTGTAACCCCTTACTTTTTGTTGAAGTGCTTTAGTAGTAAAACTATATGACTTACTAAACCCCTTGTTGTTTTTGTCGAATATTGCTGGCAAGTAAGTATTACAACGCTTAATTAAACCAGCATTCTCTAACAAGTTAAAATATTTGTTATATTGTCGGTTTGCTTGTTTTAATTTTTGACATGATAGATTGATATAGTAGGATGGATTGTTAGAATCAGTGTCAGATAGGAGAACACCTTTGTATATACATGATAAATAATATGCCATCACATCTTTTTTATATCCAATAGTCCATCTAGATACTATTTTTTCTTTTTGATGAGTGGATAGATACAGATCGATCGTATTAAGTACGTCTGGTATCATTATTTGTATATAATTGTCGTTGATTTTCATTTGATTAACCCTTTAACCCCTTGTAGGTATTGAAAAAAGAGAATGGGGAAGCGGTATGCCTACCATCTTCCCCCACGCCAGGGTTAGAGCGTGTTCTCTATATTACACCAAAATTGAATGTTTTTTAAAACTGGTTTGGTTTTATGTCATAACCAGTTAAAAAGACTGAGAAAGAAAAGAGAGAAAGAACGAGTTTGATGGACTCCCCATCCATCAGATCAAGCCTTCCTGCCTTATACAAGAATATTGATAGATTTTCGAAAAAAAAATGAATTTTTTTTGGTAGACTTAATTATCCCACCTTTTGATCTGATATTCATTGTAGATTAAATCAATCATTATAGATAGAACAAACCAATTGTCTATATACTCAAGTGATTTAACATCGTCAATTAGCTTCAATAACCTTTTTTTCAAGATTTCTCTATACATCCTCTTTTTGTCCTTCTATTTGTGCTTGTAAACACAAGTTTTTTGATTTTCGCACTTTCCGAATCGTTTGCCATCCTTATATCTAACTCTTTGTAAAACAAATTATCTTCGACAAATGTTGCATTGTCAGAATCTTTTCGTGTTATACCACTACAAGTCATTGGTTCAGTATGATCAACACTATGCCATATCTTTTCAAAATCAATCGAATCTAGCCGTTTTTGTGGCACATTAAGCTTGCAAAAGATGTCATACAAGAAATCATAGTTCGTATACCCGTATGCAGCTGATACGCTGCTAGTAAATATACAAGTTGCATTAATTTGCAATTTATCTTTATTGTACGTGATCACATCTCTGTCCGCTGCATCACAAATGGAATCAACAAACCTTGATGGCATTCTTTCTACATTTTCCGCAATCAATACAAAATTCTTGCTTAGTTTTCTTTTGTCTACTATTCGTTTTCTGTACGTAAAGGTTAACCTGCTAACAAATTTATCTAATGGGGATACAAAACTATTCGCTATATGTAGACAATTTGGTGACACGAAGACAGGAAATATTCTTTGTTTTATCTCCATCCCAGCAATCCTTCTTTTTACCTGCCAAATGAAGTATTTAAGTATTTTTTCTATTCTAAGTTTTTTGTGTTTCGTTTTTGTAATTAGTGTTACAAACTTTTTCAACTCTTTTGTATTTTCTTTGTTATATTTAAGTATCTCTTCTGATAGATTGTCTAGCGCTTCCTCTTCTACCTCGAAAATGTATTGTTCAATCAAATGCCTTTGTTTGTATCTATCTACTCTATATTCCTTATCTTGCAAGTTAACAATTCGAACTATATCATCTATATCAATTATTCGCCCCTTGCGGATAAACGCTTGTGCTTTATAATCATATTTTATATTTTGTTGTTTGAAAAACTTCTCAAGTTTAAGTCTCTTTTCAGCGATCATTGAGTTTTGCACTGAAATAATATCTACAGCATCCATCTCTTTTACTCCTTTTTATCTAAACCTATCTTCAAGTCTCATTTCTCTTATTCCACCAAAACCACGCGCTTTCAAATAATTTAGACACATATATACGAAACAGTCATGCCGATCTATTATACGATCCGTATGTGGGATTCCACCAGCCCTGTCTAATTCTAAGTTGTCAAACATTTCAATTAGTAATGGTACTCTATTGTTGTCTACTAGCACAGTGCCATTATACATACACTCTTGCGCCATTCGATGCATTAAAAGCTTGTCGGGTAGTTTATGAGTAAGCATTTTTATTCCAAGTTGCTTAGAGACTAGCTTGTGCGGTGATATACCTGATGTCAAGTCTACTTTCTTTGCCTGGGAGTCTATGACTCCCCAGTTTAATCTATACCCAAGACTCTTAACTCTTTGACAAACGTCTGATAGTGATGTTCTATTAAACTCTAGTTCATCTACAGCGATCAACTTGTCCCTATGCTGCTGCGCTATCAATACATATGTGCTATCAACCCAGCCAATATCAAAACTTATTACATGCGGCATGTTTGGGTTGTAAATGGAATTAGTATAGCAGACATCTGGATCAATCTGCCAGACAGTATTTTCTACAGCGCCTTTAAATTTGCATAAAAACTCTCTATTTATAGTTGCCCTTGATTGCCCTGCTGTTACATAATCGTACCATTCTTGTTGATAATCACCGTAAAACTCTTCAATCTCCCAAAAGCTTTTTTGCCATAGACAATTCTCTTTTTCACCCCACCTACATAGATTATGAAACACTGAATTTTCTTTGCGTGGAGTTGAAATATATATCTTTTTCGGACAACTGGCAGAGATAGCACTTAAAATATCTTGCAATACCTCTTGGTTATACCAATCAACTTCGTCAAGTATGCATGCGGAAAATGTATCTGATCTGCCTATTCTAGATGTAGCTGTGCCAAACTTTATAAAAGATTGATAATATTCATTTTGGATTTGTCCGTTGGCAGGTATCTTTAAAGGCATTTTGATATGATCTGGTAAAGAGTCATATGCAGTTGTAAGCTTGCGTCTTGCTTCCTTTGCGTAGTCGTCATGATGTAATACATAAATGCATTTCCAGTTTTTTCTGTACATGACATTCCATAAAACCCAACATATCATTAGTGTTGAAATGCCGATCTGTCTAGTTTTAAGCACTACTGTAGTTGAGTTAGAGTCTATAAATTTAACCAGATCTCTTTGATGGGGCGCTAATTGTAGGCTCCTAATAGAAATGGCACTACCACCTTGTTCTGGATGCTTATGCCATTCCCTTTGTGCCATTTGAATTTTAGTGCAGAAAAACTCAAAATCATTTATGCACTTTATCAACTCTTCTCTTTTTGTTAATACTTGTTGCATCTTTTAATCTCCTGACAGCACGATTAAAAGTATAGTATACTGCTCTCGTACTTCTGTTTATTTGCTTTGCTATTGACTTTTTGTTGTGCCCTTCTAGATGCAAATTGATTACTTTTGCTTGTCTGCTTGTAAGATTAGCTTTCTTAATAAGGGCTTGTATGAACTCGCTTTTATTACTTATTACATTATTATAACCATCAGTGCATACCCAATTATGTTTTTGATATAGTAAATCTCCTTTATAATTGTCTATGAATGGTGATGATGGTATCTCTTTTTCCCACATTCACTTATTTTCCTTTAGGGATTCTATTAGCTCTAAAGCATTTTTCTTTTCAGGTGATGAGCCTTTGATATACCCTATGAGTTTAACGAGATCATTTGTGTCAATTTCTTTTTGTTTTACCCTTTCTATTAACAAGTCAATCACCATTGTTAATAGTTCATTCTTTTTGCTCATGTATTGTTGCCTCCTCACAATATTTTTGTAAGTGCCGCTGATAGACAGCGACTTTTCCTTTTTGTTGCTTAATTGTAGGCATGAACCATTCTTGAATATCACAGGCTCTATATAGCCAAAATGACACTATGCAACCCTGACTAGTTGGTTTTACTTCACACAGCGCATGTAATCCTTCTGTATCGCATTTTTTATCGTATACCCAACTACCAATCCATCCCGTTGTGCAAAACGATTTAACATGGATTTTCGTGCTTCCCAGATGCAAATCAGCATCATGTGACTTCTGTTTGGTTGGGTATATATTGAAGTCAGGACTGGTTGTTCCTAGAGCCTTGCAAACAGCAATTTCTGCTATCTTGCCGATAGTTATGTCTCTAATCACTTTAGATGGTGATGTGCCATTGTTTCGATACTTATATATGCTATAACTACCTTTAACTTGTGCTTTTGCGAATTTATAACACTTGTTGATCTCTTCTTTGCTTATTTTTGTTTTGTGCATTTGCAACGTCTATAAACGTCTTACGTTGCGCCTTCATCGTTTATCCTCGGATTGAATTTAACTTACATTATATTACATTTTATTGATAGATCTGTTAATTTTTTTTTACATAACCATGTAATGCATTGTTCTAGACAACGTTGCCTCTACTTTAGAAAGCCCCATATACATACTGCCAGCCGCTAACGCGCATGTAACCCTTATGTAGTAACATGTATTTGGGACAACAGTTTCGCTTAAACCTTCAATTGATAACTCTACCTCTTGGTTGTCTAAATTGCTGGTATCAGTTCCCACTTCGGTACCATTAGAATTTACAGCATCAGTATAGACTTTCTTATATAAACCATATGTAACTGATGGATCGTCAGATCCATTCACTAATACCTTAGTTTTTACACTAGTAATAACTGCATCATTCGGTAATGTCAATGGCAAGATCCAAACAGAATCACCAGCATCATTTAATGGAGTGTTATAATCACTGTTCGTCCATGCATCACCTTGGTGCACTAAATATCCTTGACACGGATGTACCAAAAATTCATGTGTATAGCTTGTGAAGTTTACATAACCATCACCTATTTCAACATTCCCACCACATGTTATATCACTTGTAGATGTTATTGAGGTGGATGTAGTTATATCGCCACCAACAGCTAAGTCTACATCGACAGTTAGATCAGCAAGTGCCGTTGTATCCTTATAAAATTTCAATTTTTCGTCACTACCATCCGCTAACAAGTATGTTTCAGTTGATCTAGTAGTTGATCCACTACCACCAGCTGTTGCAGCTGATATATTGACGTATGAATAGCCTGAACCGGTAGAATCGCCACCATAAAGTAATATAGCTCCACCATTTTTGTTGGTTCCAGACGCATCACCGCCTTCACATTGTATAGCGCCACCATTTCCAGATGATGTTGAATCACCGCCATTTATTTCTACAGCACGTCCCTGTGCTTGCTTATCAATTGCTTGAATTATCAAGTTGTTATCACTATTTGTTGTAACTATGTTATCATGCAACCTTAATTCCGTTCCTGCTGAGCCATTAACTACTAACCCATTTCCATCGATTGTTACATTGTTATCATTTTCACCATACACTACAACTTTGTTATACAAATTAATGATTTTATCACTAGCAGACGCAATACTTATATCTTTAGTCGCGTGTGAAATATAACCATCATTTCCTATCGTTAGAGAACTAGCTGCGTCTTCAACTAGTTGAATATCATCATGTATTTGATGTGTCATTTAAATATCTCCTATTAATCAAACTTTAACTCTACCCAAAACGGCAGAATTGTTTGTATTATTTTAATTGCTGCCCATAACCTTTCTGCATCAACTTTCTCAAGAATAATGACAACGGATGTATCATTAACATAACTTTGTGCTAATCTGTCGTCACTCCATAACAATACTTCACCACTCTCTAACAAAGTATGATCAAATATTGGAGCAGGAACACTAATAAATTTACTTTGTAGATGCAAAATACTCCTATGTTTTAGCACCCTTATATTATCCTCAATGTCAGAAGTATCAACCTTTATATACCATAAACTATTGCCTGGGTTGTATACTAGTTCGTTGCTTGAGTCCCACGTCCAACTATTGTTCGAATACTCGGATATAGATATAGTTAGAGCATTACCAGCTGTATCAGCGGTTGATTGCGTAAGTGTTATGTCTTGATTTAACAATGTGCTTAAAATGTTTGATATGCCGTCAAGACAAGCCCCATATGCATCTACATCGTTATACCAGCTTTGCACAGCGCGTCTAAGTGTAAACATATCTATTCCTTCATGCTCAAAGCCTAAATCTTTTGCAAGAGACTGCAATTGTTTCTCATTCATTTGCATCGCATCAACATTTAGATTAGTAGCTTGAGCTAATAGCTGATTAGACATTGCACTTTGCATTTCAACCAAGCCCAACTGTGTATTAAGTGTATGAGGCAAACTTTCTACAATTTCTGTATTATAGAAACAACTATCCTTTTCTACATCACTTGGCGCTTCATAGCCATCATCATAGTTAATCACATACTTTTGTTCTGTATCCTTGTTTATAAACCTGTAATAATGTGAGCCTTTTTTAATTGGATGTATTATTTGTATACGATCGTCAATCGCTGGTATTACATCTGTCTTATCATCATCAAAATAAATATCCAAGTCTATTCCAAGCCCACCTGTTGAGTTGCCAATTATATCTATGATATATTTAGTGCCACTTTGATCAATCAAAAGCTTATACCCTTTGTATTGGTTTAGTGTTATAGCTGATTGTTCAGAAGCAGTTGAAACAGTAATGCTACCATCACTTGTTGCTGTTATTGCAGGCGGGTATAACAATATATATCTACTTTCGCCATAATCATTTATATATGTAGGTATATATCCATATGTTGAATCCCATACTATATCACATGGGCGTGGAGAGAAATACACCTTGGTATCTTTATCAATAACATTATCTTTTAATTGCCCGTACCACTCAATTTCTTGACGTGATATTTTGTTATTTTGTGTAAATGTTTCACCATTATCATCACTTAGATACATATATCCATCAGTTGATTGTATTGATACTTCAGGTGTGAAATATGTAGGTTGGTTGCGCACATCAAACACGGGATCTGATACGTTTGTTACATTCCATGTAGTTGCGTTAGTAGTATACATAGAATTATACGTAGTACCATCACTTAACGCGAATATTTTGTGATTGTCGTTTACGTGCTTACCGTACTTTAATTGTAATTCACTTTCATCAAATTTTTCAATATTATCAAGATAATTGTAGTGTCTGCCAAACCAACTATGCCAAACACCAGTTGTGCTTTTATTGAATGTTGCAGTTGCATTTGTGTACGTATAATCAATTGTGTTTGGTTTAATATTGTATCCATCAGAATCACGCACATTGAACATGCTTTCATCACCGTGATACATAGCACTTGTTTTGGACGTACCAGAAACGTTATCACTAAAATACCTTCCCTCTTGAACACCAACGACGTTGGCATATTTCACCGCAACATAACCATCAATAGGCGTATTAAAGTATATTTTTGCATCATCGATGTGTTGATGTTCAACCGGTAAATGGTTTGAACCAAAAGCGCGCCACATATTACCATTTGCCCCGATCGTCCAACTTTGTCCATTTTTAGCTATAGACGTCATAACGCAAGCTCTACCTGCCACAGCTGTAGCAAAGTTGATAGTGCATCCTGTAGTGCTTGTAGCGGCGCTTGACGGGATTATTTCGTTTCCATTAGTGTCGTAGCATACAA